ACGTTGCACAAAGGGCGGGCATCGGTATCAACGCAGGCAGAATCCGTGGCATCAACGCTAAAATCAGAGGCGGAGAAGTTCAGCACACAGGCGTCGTCCCGTTTCTCAAAAAGTTTGAGGCAACTGTCAGATGCTGCACTCAGAATGGCATCCGAGGTGGATCAGCGACAGTCCACTTCCCCATCTGGCACCAAGAAATAGAAGACATCCTCGTTCTGAAAAACAATAAGGGAACTGAGGATAACCGTGTTCGCAAACTTGATTACTCAATTCAGATAAGCAAACTGTTTTATGAACGCTTTATTAGAGATGAGAGCATTAGCCTCTTTAGTCCTCACGATGTTCCTGGGCTTTATGACGCTTTCGGTACTGATAAGTTTGATGAGTTATATGGAAAGTACGAAGCAGATTCGTCGATCCCTAGAAAAACCATTGGTGGTCAAGAACTGATTCTGGATCTCCTGAAGGAGAGGTCTGAGACTGGTCGAATTTACATCATGAACATCGACCACTGCAACACTCACTCTTCCTTCAAAGATAAGGTGGAGATGAGTAACCTGTGTCAGGAGATCACTCTTCCCACTTATCCTCTGCAGCACATTGATGATCTGACAGGTGAGATTGCTTTATGCATTCTGTCTGCCATCAATGTTGGTAAGATCAACAAACTGGATGACCTGGAAGATCTCTGTGACCTTGCTGTGAGGGGTCTGGAGGAACTGATTGATTATCAGGATTACCCTGTCAAGGCAGCAGAGATTGCCACCAAGGCACGTCGATCTCTGGGTGTTGGATTCATTGGTCTGGCACATTACCTTGCTAAGTTGGAAGCACCCTATGACTCACAGGAAGCATGGGATGCAACCCACAAACTGTCCGAAGCATTCCAGTTCTATCTTCTTAAGGCTTCCAACACATTGGCAAAGGAAAAAGGACACTGTGAGTACTTCGGTAGGACTAAATATTCAGACGGGATTCTTCCCATTGACACCTACAAACAAGATGTAGACGAGATTAGTAACGTTCCACTGAACTATGATTGGGAGGGTCTTAGAAAATCTATCCTGGAATCAGGACTCCGACACAGCACTTTGTCCGCACAGATGCCTTCAGAGAGCAGTTCCGTTGTGTCAAATGCCACAAACGGAATTGAACCACCTAGAGCATTCCTGTCCGCTAAGAAGAGCAAGAAGGGGGTTCTTAAGCAGATTGTTCCTTCGTACTCCACACTGAAGAATCATTACACTCTGCTCTGGGAAATGGGAAGCAACAAGGGTTACATTAACGTTGTTGCTGTAATGCAGAAGTTCTTTGACCAAGCCATCTCAGGTAACTGGTCTTATAACTTGGAGGATTATCCCGACCGAGAAGTTCCAACATCCGTGATTGCAAACGATTTCCTCACCACCTATAAGTATGGATGGAAGACTTCCTATTATCACAACACTTATGATTCAAAACATGATGGAAGTGATGACGAAAAAGAGAATACAAAATCAAAATTAGAAGATCTAGTAAAAGAACTCGAAAACTCAGAGGAGGAAGTCTGTGAATCCTGTGCAATTTAAGGTTTCACCCATTGGTGATATTAATAATGTTGATGTGAAAGGTATGACTGTTTTTAACAGTGCTGAGGTGAACACTAAGAAGCAACCAATGTTCTTTGGTGCACCTCTTGGTGTTCAGAGATATGATTCATATAAGTATCCTGTGTTTGAGAAACTCACAACACAACAACTGGGATACTTCTGGAGACCAGAAGAGGTCTCCCTCCAAAAGGACAGGTCAGATTATCTGACTCTTCGTCCCGAACAGAAACACATCTATACTTCTAACCTGAAGTATCAGATCATGCTTGATTCCATTCAGGGTCGTGGTCCTGGTATGGCATTCATTCCTTATTGTTCTCTTCCTGAACTGGAAGCGTGCATGGAGGTGTGGGGTTTCATGGAAATGATTCACTCACGTTCTTACACTTACATTATCAAGAACATTTACTCCGATCCTTCGGATGTGTTCGACACTATCATCAAGGATCCAAGAATCCTTGAGAGAGCAAAGAGTGTTACTGAGTCTTATGATGACTTTATCAACACTGCCCAGACTTATGGTAACGGCAGTGGTTGGTTGCATCAGTTAGAAGGAGTCCCAGCAGCACAGGAAGAACTCAAAGATGTCAAACGCAAACTGTTCAGAGCAGTCGCCAACGTTAACATTCTTGAAGGTATTCGGTTCTACGTTAGTTTTGCTTGTTCTTTCGCCTTTGGTGAACTTAAGCTCATGGAAGGATCTGCCAAGATCATCTCCCTCATCGCCAGAGACGAAAACCAACACCTCGCCATCACCCAGAACATCCTGAACAAGTGGAGAGATGGTGATGATCCTGAGATGAAACAGATCATGCAGGAAGAGGAAGAGTGGGTTTATGCCATGTTTGACAGGGCAGTGAATGAAGAGAAGAAGTGGGCAGACTACTTGTTCAAAGACGGAAGTATGATAGGATTGAATGACACACTCCTCAAGCAGTATGTTGAGTGGATTGCTAACCGTAGAATGAAGGCCATTGGGCTCAAACCAGTTTATGACATCGCAGCAAAGAATAACCCACTTCCCTGGACGCAACACTGGATCTCCTCAAAGGGACTCCAGGTCGCTCCACAGGAGACAGAACTTGAAAGTTATGTCCTCGGATCATTCAAACAAGATGTCAAGAAAGATACCTTCTCAGGGTTCCAACTCTAAGAAACTCTTCACTGACGGATTTTATTATGAGTTTGAGTTTCTCATTGGTAGAGACAAACAAACTTTCATTCAGAAAATAGAGAGGTGGTGTGCTAAAAGACAACCACCTCTAAACACAATTCTTTTGCATTTGTTCGCTGGTTTTGTTGAATGGTACTATGGTGTCAAGGTTTCTCAAACCATGGACCAGGTTGATGTTCAAATCCGAGAGATCGCTGAGCAATGGAAAGCAGCGGCAGAGAAACCCAAACCTGTTTATAAAACAGAGAAATCTGAAGTTGAAGGACTGGACACCATCAGTGTCTCCACAAAACTCCCAGATCCTTGGGAAGAAGACTACAAAGATGATTGGAATGCTTGGAGGTCAAATGTTAAGTAAAGAATACAGATTACGTCTGGTTGAAATCTGCACCAGGATGAGACTTGAAAGAGAAGTCTCCTTGGAGGATAGGATCTGGGCACAGAAACTTGTTGAACATAACCAACACGCTGCAGGCATCTACAATCGTCTCTCTAAATAAGACAGATGAAACCTGATGAGTGTGTGACTACGAAAATCCTTGGTTATATGATGAAGTCCCTTTTACCTCTGACGATATTGGGGATAACTTTGGTTTTGTTTATAAGATTACCAATCTCATCAACAACCGACTCTACATTGGTAGAAAGGTTTTCTGGTTCCACAGAAAGCCTAGAGGAAAGAAAAGAAAGGTAAAGTCAGAGTCAGACTGGAAGAAGTATTATGGATCCTCTGATGAATTGAAAGAGGACATCAAACTTCTGGGTGTGGAGAACTTCAAGAGAGAAATCCTGTCTCTCCACAAGACAAAAGGGAAAACAAACTTTGCTGAGACAGAAGCATTGTTTAAGAATGACGTGCTTACAGAAGCACTTGAAGATGGAACACCTCGTTTTTATAACAGTAACATAATGAACCGTTATTATCGCAAAGACTATTTTCCCAAATAGTATGTTAGAATTGTTACAACATTATTAAAATTATGAAATTCCGAAAACTGTTGTTTGGTTTGCCCCTGATGGCAGCGTCACTCCTTCCTCATGGTCATCACCATGTTGATGTTCAGAATGATGCTGTTTTCCACAAACTGGCACATGGTGAAGATGGTCGAAAGAATCAGTTCGGACCTGCTACAATGGCATTGTTGGACACGATTGCTTTTGCGGAAGGAACTGCTTATCGTCCCAACAATGGTTACAACACTCAGTTTACTGGAAAACAGTTCTCTGGCGTAAACCATCCTCGTCAGATACTGAGTTCTGGTTGGCATCGTTCTGATGCTGCTGGTCGTTATCAGTTTCTGAGCACCACTTGGGACAGTGTTGGAGGTGGTCCAATGACCCCTGACAGACAGGACAAGGGTGCTGTAAGATTAATCTTGAAACGACTGAACCAGGCAGGCATTCGTGTTAGGAACGCAAACGATCTGGAGTATCTCCTCAAAAAGGAAGGTCTCTCCAAGCGCATCTTGGCAGCACTGGCACCTGAATGGGCATCACTTCCCACCATCTGGGGTGGCAGTTATTACGGACAACCTGTAAAGAGTCACGCCGTTCTTCAAAATCATTTCAACACTCGGTTATGATTAAACGAATTCTCAAGAAAGTTAAGAAACTTTTGTGGAAACCAGTCGAAGTGTTGGTTGTTCCCAAGCAACCAAAACCTCACAAGACAGTCCCAGCACCTGTTG